AAATCTACTTTCTTAGCACTAATATTTGTATCTCTTTGAAACTTTATAGCAACACCATTAGCAGGTTCATTACCAGAAGTAAATGTGATTTGGGTTGCACTTGTAAATGTATAGTGCGTAGTAATAGTTTTTAAAACACCACCTACTGTTACATCAACTTCTGCTTCTGAAAGATACGAAAAGGATATATTAAAAGGACCAGCAGTATCATTGCCAGTATGGTTTGTAAAAGATGCTGCTGTGTTAGTTGCCATGATTTTACTACATTAATTTTAGTTTACCGCAAATTACGATTTTGTATCTGCAATTCTTGTCTTCTTTTTTCTCTTAGATATGCAGGTAATAAAGACTTAGCTCCTCCTTTGTCATCTTCAAGTTGAAATAATTTTAACTTTGCTGCACCTATATATGGTTTGATTACCTTGTTCAACACACTTCTTAAGTCTCTTGATGTGTTTATTCTATCTGTTAATAACGCTGTTGTGTCAATAGTAAAATCTTCATCTATTTCTCCATCATCTATGTAATCAAGCAACTTTAAAATATTTTTATCTTTTGCTAATGGAAATAATCTTTCATAGACAGTCTTACCTTTTTCACTTTCAATACCTCTATCATTTAATTTAATTGAACCTATAAAATCTGTAAAAGTTCTATATTGAGTTGAATTTAAAAGAATACCTCCTTCTGCTGATTGACTAAATAAATGTGCTTTAGGTTTACTTATTTTTGATCTGCTTCTTCTTAACAAACTTATAACAGGATCATTTAATGAAGTGCCATGATAAGTAGGATTCATACCACTATTGGGTCCTAAATTTTTTGGATATTCTAAAAACTGATGTGTAAGCCAATGTCTTTCTGGTTGTATGTCTGTTTTGAATGGATTACTTGCTTCAAATTCTTTAAACATTTTTAAAACTACTTTCTTTGTAAAAAACTCAAGTGGCACTAATTCTTTTTGTCTTTTAATAGTTCCGTATGCAGGGTGATCTTCTGGTAAAGGAGTGCCATCATCAAACTTTGTTCTAATTTCTTGTCTTATGTAATCACCTTTTTGAATTGATTTATCATGTCTAAAAAATCCTTTAAGCTTTTTACCTGACCTTGGATCAGTAATTGTATATTCTCTTTTTGCAATACCTTTTCTTAAAGCTCCAAAAGGGAATAAAAGAGAGTTACCATAGTTAGCTAAAAAGTTAGGTAAAGTATCAGGTCTGTTATCAATAATATCAAAAATCTTTTGTACGTTTTCAAGCATTGGAATATTTAAAATGTCTCTTGCCAAAGCAGTTGACATTACTATAGCTGCATTTTTTTGGTCATCATCACTTAAATATTTACTATAAGTACCCCACCAACCTGCTGCCCTAAATATAGAACTTACTGGATCAAGACCAATTCTACCAACATCAAAGAAATAATATTTAGGTTGACCATCTGGACCTAGCTTCGGTTCTTTTGTTATTGGGTCAGTTAATAATATTCTTATGGCATAACCTATATCACCACTATATTGCCTTAATTTATTTTCTTTCCAATCTGGATCATTACCATCAACTAAAGCAACTTTCGCAAATCTATCAGCAGCAGCCATACTCAAACTAATAGCAGCAACCCATATACCACCACCTACTCTAGTTACACCTCTAGCTCTTGCAGCAACAGAAGGATTACTGCTTTGTAGTTGTTTTCTATGTGTATCTAACATTCCTTTTAATAAAGGATTATTTGTTAGCTTAGTTGCCATTGGAGTATTTTTTAACAAGGTTTGCTGTAAATTTAAAGGTGTATTGATAAAAGGTATTAAAGGTTTCCAAGCAGGGTGTTTAAATGCGTTGACAAACTTATTATCAATTCTGGTAGTGAATGTACGATCAGCAGCATAATCAAGAGCATCTCTTATTTTTAAAAACAAATCTTCTCCTATTGCAACCGCTTCTCCATCTGATCCGATAAAAGCTTTAGATTCAGATATACCTTTCAGAGCAAGGTCTAGTTCTTCTCCTTTTTTAGCAATCCAACTTGTACCAAGTTCAAAACTTGTATCAACATAATCATCTAAAGTTTTACCATCTAATCCTCTTCTCAAACCATCTTCAACTAATGATCCTTTTAAAAACATTCTAAAAGATAGTTGTTTGTTGTATTCATCTTCTGCTAGTAAAGCTCTTGTAGGACTTCTTATAACAGTTCCATAAGCATTATATAAATCAGGTACAAGACCTTTTTTAATATATTGTGCCATACTCATTTCACCACTTTTTACTTTTTGAAGACCATCTCCGTCATAAGTACCGCCTTGTGTTGCTATAGCAAATCTTTGTGTAGGGTCGTTACCAGAATCAACTATCATTCTTGACTTATCTAAGATGTTTCTTTCATCTTTAAAAGCTTGACCTGCTAATTTCAAAGCGTCACTTTGAGCTTGTTTAAACATGGCAAACTCAGCCATTGCTCTTCTAAATAAAATAGGGTCTAAACCTTCTCTTGATATTGAACCTGCTAATAAATCTGCTGGCCCTTTAATTACATTTATCATAGTACCAATAGTATTTCTAACATGAGTAGCAGGGTTAGAAAGAATACCATTTATAAATTGTTCATTACCTATTTTTAATAATTTACCTGCAAAACTTTCTTTTACAAATTTTTGTAAAACAAACGGATCGCCATGTGCAGCAGCCAGTTTACTTGCAAAATCAGCAAACCCTTCAAAATTATCTTCTTCTAAAGCTTTTAGTACATCATCTTGAGTAAAACCTAAATTTTGAAATGTATCATCAATATCTTTAGCTACATCTCTTATAATTTCTGATCCACCACCTTTTATTTCTTCGGCTCTTTTTATTTCTATATTACTTGCTGTTACTTGTGATGGTGTTTGACCTGTTACTGGATTAGGTGCTTTTGCTGTTTGTCTTGCTCTTAAAGCTCTACCTACAACAGTACCAGCCCTACTATCACCAGTTATTAATCTATAAAAATTTATTGTTTGTATTGCAAGTTTTCTTTTTAAAATCTTTGCTTCTTCTGATCCAGTAGGTAATGTTTTTAATAATTTACCACCATCACTTAAATTTTCAGCAAGACCAGAAATACGTCTAACAGAAGCAGCCATCAAAACAGGTAGTTTAAAACCATATTTATCTGAAAATTCTTTTAATTCTTGTATTACTTCTTGTTCTAAAAAATCATCTGCATCTTCAATCAACATATCATCAGTCACTATGTTTTTATATTTTGGATAATATTCATTTAATTCTTGTTCATAAGCAGCTTTTATTTTTGCAACTTCTTTAGGATCATCACTAAAGAGATTCATATTTCTGCCTTCAAAACCTACAGGTGTATCGGTTGTTTGAAACTTTTGTTTACCTTTTTTACTTCTTATCTTTTTTCTAGGAGTTATAACTATATCGTCTGTTTTTGTTATTACATCATCTGTTACTGGTGCTACATCTACTAAATCATCACCAACTCTAAGAACTTCATCTACTGAATTATATTTTCTTACGTTAGAAAACTTGTTAAATCTTGATTGTTGTAAATTAAAAATTAATCTTTTTGCGGTTTGAGGTGACTTTTTAAAAGAGTCAACAACATTTATAAAAGCATCTGCAACTTTTTTAGGATTTAAAGCTGCATCAAAAGTTTTATTTACTATCTTTGCAGTTACACCACCTTCAATAAATTTCTTGATAGTTTCTTTCGCTACGTTAGATTCTTCTTCTGATTGTGCTGCAAGCAATTTTGTTACTGGATTTGCAAGCGGTGTGTCTTGTATATAGTTAGAAAGGTTTTTATCAAACGTGTCAAAAAAAACTGACGTTGTAGCACCACCAGCTAAAACATCTTTCCAAACAAAATTTGATAAACCTATTGAACCTAATAACTTAAAAGCTGCTGTATATGGTATTCCATATTGAACTCCTAATTTTGACAAGTTATAGCTAAGACTATTTTCATCTTCTTCTGGTATATACACACCAAGAGCTTCATTATCAAAAAAGTCTTTAGCTGTATATTTATTACCACTTAGACCACCGATTGCACGACCAGCAAAATTAATAGCATTTTCAGTTAAATCAAAACCAGCAGCTAAACCAGCCCTTACAGTTTGTTCGTCTTCCTTTCTAAGAAGTGGTACATTTTCTACACCTTCTTGAAAATTAGTAACTGTTTGCTCTGTAATCTGACTTGGCATAACAATACCGCCTGATTGCTTTGTAAGAGCATTTATCAACATATTTGGTATGTCTTGTATGCCTGTAGTTCTTAATTCTTCATTCTTTGTAAAGTCATCAGTTTTCTTTGATCCTATACCAAAAGCTCCTTCTGGTACTGTATTTTGTAGATTAGAGTCTGTCATTATCTATTCATTAAAAGGTTGCGAGCATTAATCAAGGCTTCTTTAACTAAGTTTGCATCTATTCTGGCAAAATTTCCAGCCTTGTCATTATCATACATACCTTTACCATCTGGTCCTTGTATTGCAGCAAATTCTAATGCTAAATCTTCATGTGCTGCATTAAGGTCATCACTTTGACCTGTAAAATAAGCAGCTAAAGATGGTCGTTTCCTACCACTTAATAACATACCCCAGAATAATCTATCTTGATTTTCTGGTGTCATAATATCATCTTTGCCAAGACCAGAATAAACCCTAGCTTCTGTCAAAACATTAGGTGTAAATTGATAAGCTCCTACTGCAAAGACTTCACCATCAGCTTGCATTTGCTCCATCTCTCCTATAGTTTTACTTGTTATATCCATTTCACCTGCTGTATCAGTCGTACCACCATTAAAAGCATTATAAAGACCACTACCTAAAGATTCTCCTCCTCTTACTAATTCTGCTAAACCACCAAAATCAGGGAAGTTTTCTTGGTTAAGTAATCTTTGTAAATCAAATTCTACTGGCATACCACCGCCATAACCTGCACCTCTTCTATTTTCAAAATTCATTACTCTATCTACTTCAAACTTATCATTACCT